TAATAATACTCATATCATCATTTTTGTAAGTATATTCCACAATTCGGTCATTCGGTAAAATATAGGGATTAGCAGTAAAGTTGCCTAACTCATCTACCCATATACTCGTATAATTGATTTCCTGTAATAAATAATTGACTGCTTCCAACTTTGAAGTTCCTATTTCAAATTCTCTGTCGGTTCTTAAAGTTGCATTTATGTGAGGTATATTGATTTTCCATATTCCAGCGGAGCTAATTATTTGAGTTATAGCTGTAACATAGTTAGTTCCCTTTAAGACTCGATACCTGGTATCAAATTTATCCTCTAGTAATACTAATGATGTATCAAAACATTCCACTTCCCTATAAATAGATTTTTTTCTCAAAGATCTAGTTGGAGAACTAATCATAAATACACCTAGAGGAAACTCATATTGCTTATTTAAAATAAAGACTGGTTGAACCTTATCATTCAACCAGTCTACATCCTGTAGTTCATTTTCTTTAAATTGAAAACTTCCTTTTCTTTTAATTTGAGCCAATGAATTAAGCCCTAACCTACCGCCTAATGAAGTTAATTCCCCTATTTTAGTTTCATTGTAGTTTAGTAGGTCATATCTAAAAGATACCTCTCTACTACTGTGTAGCATATCAATTATGTTTTTTTCTAGTTTAATCATACAAAACACCTTGATAATCTGTTTTTACTATTGTAAAGCCCACTTCATAGTAGCCAAATATATTTCTTTCATAATCTATGTTGAATATTGTTCCATATATATTGTCGCCATCTACATCTCTATAGAGTAGAGTTTCCTTTTTATCTATTAAACTGATTAATTGCTCTAGCTCTTCTTTGGTTCTAAGTGTAAATGTTACAGTTTTTTCTCTAGATTTAAATTCTGAAAATTCAGGCATGGGATATTCTCTGCCGTCATAATAAACTAAGCCGCCCACATTCCCCACTCTGTCGGATTTTTTAGGGCTATTTCCAAATCCATATTTAAGCTTTACAAAATTACTCGGATTATTGGCTAAAGCTAAAGTGTTCCCGCTAAATTTACACTTGCCTAATTTAATATCACTATCGGAAAAGCTTTCACCTGAGTTAATTGTCCTGACGAAATATTTATACTCTTTATTGTTTTCACCAGTATAGTCTATAAAATGATTATTCTTAACTTCTCCTATATATTCACTGTTCCTGTAAACCAATGTTTTAAGGCTTGTATCATTCGTCTTAATAGTAACACCATACTCACCGTTGTAAATTGTCATAGTGGGCTTCTGTGGCTTTACTGTAGATATAGTAAAAGTCTTTTCCGCCCAAGGTGAATATAGGTTATACTCATTCATTATCCTTAATTTAGCCTTATAAGTTCCATCTTGCAGATATTCTTTTATTTTATAGTTTCTATCGCTTGTAGAAGGAATAGAACCAGTTTCATAAATCACTTCTTCGCCTTTTAATATTTGTATCTCATATAAATGTTGCCCTTGAGATTGCCATGTGATTACAGGTCTAGCTGAATTTGTTATATCAGATATAAGAGGTATAGGAGGACTACCTATTATAGTGAAGGATTTACTTTCACTCCAAGGAGATACTTCCTCCCAATTATTATAGGTTCTTACTCTCCACGTAACATTACCACCGCTAAATGTTCCTGCTGGTAGTTCGTAGAATGTATTTTCAGTTGCTACCGTTTTGGTAATCCAGATACTTCCGCCAGTAGTGGAATATTGTAAATCAAACTTTGATTGTTTTTCATTAGGAGATCCACCTGTAAAACTCCACTCGAATCTAATAGGTTTATTCTGGTCTATATATTGGCTTATAGGTGCTATGGGAATTGGAGCCTTTTGTGGTACTACCCCTAGTTCAAAACTAGCGCTTGTATATCCACTTACTTCGTCATTACCATCTGTGGTTCTAACTCTCCACAATACGCCCCCGCTTGTACGCAATGTATTTGCCGGCATATCATAAAATTGATTAGAAGTGGTTTGATTTACTGTAGTCCAAGTAGAACCGCCATTTGTACTATATTGTAAAGTAAATCCTTTTTGTTGGTTATTCTCTTTAGAATTATGCTCCCATGCAAATCTTATAACATCACGTGGATTCAATGTTATGCCATCTGGATACAAACTTGTTGGATTTTCAGGTGGAATATCGTCATAGGTTACCCTTAAATAAGGTTTGTTTGAACTTGCTCTATGAGAATTAAAAGTTGTATGCTGGAAGAGAACTGGATTCCCACTATAATTATGTCCAAAGACAATAGAATTTGTTTTTGGTTCGGGAATCGTGATATAATTCCACCCTGATTTGAAATTCGCAATTCCAAAATCAGAGGGACTTACACTAGGCATTGCAGAACCCTCTCCAAACTCTGTGAATTTTGCTATTGTGGTATATTCACTGTACGGTCCATTTGCGTATAAACAAATTTCATTTTTTACTATCTTTTTATTTTTAGGATATAAGGAATCATCCCATCCCACGCCAAATTTACAATTGATCCCGAAATGCAGCTTTTCTGATATCGTTGGAACATATATATAACCATCAGCTCCAACTATTCGTGAGTCATTTGAACTTTTATTTATAGGTATGGTTATTTCATGTCTAGCCACGTACAACACCTGCCCTTCTTGCTTGTTTGAATTGATTGAATACATTAACAAGCTTGTATACTTCATCTACTTCGTCCATTTTTACTTGAAGAATGTAAGTGTCTCCACCACTTAATATATCTCTTGTTTCTTTATTAGTATATACTTTAGAACCTCGCGGTAAATCTACAAGCTCAGGTCCTTCTTCTCCAACAACAGCCAGCCCTCCTGGATGATAATTAGTTCCTGCTGCATAGCCTCGTATTACTGTGTTTCTCATAACTGAATTTAAGTCATTTATATTTGGCATTTGTGATAATGTTTGATTGACTTGTTTTCCTTTGCCTAGCAAAGTGTTCAACTTATCTATCAAATATCCTATTGCAAGTGCTACCCCTGCAATAATTACAGCCCATTTTGCAAACCCAAAAAACTGAGTTGTGCTTAGAGTACTATCGAACAGTTTTCCACCTTTTTTTACTAAATCAATAGCTCCTTTGGCTGCTTTCATTCCTTCGCTTATGTTTGATATTGCTTTAAACACATTGCCCAGCAGCATTAATACAGGTCCTATGGCAGCTACAATCAATCCTCCATAAACTATGAATTTTTTAGTTCCATCACTTAACTCTGAGAATTTCTGTATCATATCGTTTAACCAATCTATAATTGGCACGACAATAGGTAATATATGTTCAGAAAAACCAAGCCCTAGTTCTTTCACGCTCTCTTTAAATCTATTTAATTGACCTGTGGCGGTTTCTGATTCTCTAGCTGTAGTTCCGACTGCTATATTTGTTCTTTCTATTACAAAATTGTATCTTAATTGGACTTTTTCCGCCTCTGTCATATCTGATATTTTCTTTCTAATACCTTTAGAGTAAGCATATTCTTGAAGGGTTGCTTGTGTCATGTTAATACCAAATCGTCTCAAAGGCTCCGTTTGTCCTGTTACAATTGCATTAAGTGCATTAATTGTCTCATCTATAGTGGTATCATAGAAGTTAGCTAAATCCATTGTTCTTTCAGTTAATGTTTTGGACCACTCTTTAGTTTGTTCCATTGAAATACCCATACCTTTAAACAATGCTCCAAAGTCGGATGCCATAGTAACTGCAGTACTCCTCGCAAGTCCAAAGTCTCTGAGTGCATTTTTCGACCATTGTTCTATTTCTGCAGAATTATGTTCAAATACCACTTCCATTTTACCTAAAGCCTGTTCAAAATCAGCACCTAGCTTAAAACTTGCAGCTCCAGCAGCTAAAATAGGAGTTGTTAACTTCATTGTCATATCCTTGCCTATTTGACCCGTTTTATCCGCTAGATCCTTCCACTCCTTTGACGTTTTTCCTAATATTGTTCTCTGTTCTTCTAACTCCTTGGTAACTTTATCTAGTTCAGCTCTAGTTTGTCCTAGTTTTGCTTCAGCTATTTCTAAATTAGTAATAGCATTTTGAACTGCTTTAGTATTATTACCTTGTGCATTCTTTGCTTCTTCTAATTTTTTTCTATAAGCTTCTACTTCTTGTTCTTGAATTTTCATCTTTTGGCTTAAATAATCATATCGTACACCTAATCTATCTATTTCTTTACCGCTAGCAGCAGCTTCGGCACTAGACTTCCTAAATTCTGCATTTAAAACTGCCATCTGCCGCTTGACATTTGGTATACCTTCCTTGACCTCGTCATAATCAAATTCTAGTTTTATCTGTCTTTTATATCCTCTGAAACTGGCCACTATCTCACCACCTTATTTGAGGAAGTCTCTCATCGAATCCACATAAATCGTTTGAGGTTTTCTTTCAATCCCATTAGCATTTATCTCTAAGATCCTAATTGTTTTTGCTGTACTGCTTTTAAAAAACTCTTCCTCTGGCCTTCCTAGTTTAATGCAATATGCAAAATAAAGAGTTTCCCAAAATGTATTGTCTATGCAAACTGTTTGTTGAATTTCTCCACTTCCTCCAGAAACTTTTTTTTTGAATTTTCATCAGCTGTAGTCATGAAATTATCTATAAGCAAATTCATTATTTCAACCGCTAAAGGTTCTCCTCCACCAATAGTGATTGCTTCAGCTTCTTCTAAAGTAACAGTCTTGTCTAATACCTTCATCCCACAATAAAGGATCTTTGATACAAAGTCGTACGGTCGCTTCTGCATTTCTTTCATAGCTTCTTCATCAATCTTGCCGAATTCGTCTGTATAAATAATAAAAGCTTCGTTGTTAAACAAAGCTTTCTTTATCGTTCCATCAGCAAATTCCATTATGAGTGGTTCTATTGGTTTAATTGATACTCTTGCCATAAATAATATCACCTCATTTAGATAAATAAAAAAGCACTCTTTAGAGTGCCTTGCGTGTATTTATTTCTTTCAATCTTTTTCTTTTTATTCTTAACAATATATGTGATAACACTGGATAGATAATTGAGCTAATAATTAAAATTCTTGATACAAATAAACCTAATTCCTCACCTAGTAAAAATATTGGTAAGTTAACTATTATTGCAAATAATGCTACAATCAAGAATAGTATAATTAATATCCCGGTAAATGGATTATAAGTAATAACAGATGAATCAAGTATTAAATCGATAAAAAGATTACCTGAATTTCTTTTCAGTAGCCTACCTGTTTTATCATACTCATTGAAAATTCTTTTTGCTTTTCTGTTATGTCCCTTTGGTATTACTATCGTCAATGCTAAATCATTTTCAAAATCTCTAAAAATATTCATCAGTCCATCTTCTATTGTTATTTTCTTTATTTCTTCATTCGTTAATTTTATTTTAGTATCAGTCTCTGATTCGTAATAAAGGATTCTTTCTTTATTAGCATTTAAAATATTCCCTGCTCCATCTTTCCACCTAATATCCATATACACCCCTCCCTTTTCCATTATTATACAATAATTTCATAGGAAGGGGTACATGAATTTTACCCAGCTGTAGGAGCAGATATTGTATCTGTAGTTTGTACTTTCTTAAAGAAATTTTGAACCATTTCATCTGAAATTTCTTCATCTTCTGTGTCTATCATTGTGTAGAATCTACCTAGGCTATCATGCTCTAATGCTGAAATTACTATAGTATCAGTCGAATAATTGACATTCTCTTCTGATTGCCTATTTGTCTCTTCAATTGGTGTAGCTTGGCAGTATACGAACCAAAATAACTCTTTTTTACCTCCAGTTTTTTCAACTTCCCATCCTATTGCAAATGGGTTTGGTTCATCTTCAGAAGTACCTGATTCTACACCATTTACCACTTTTACACCTTCCATATATCTACGCCATTTTGTAGGAAGTTTATTTAAACTTACGGTTATCTGATACGCAATTTTCTTTGATGTTTCTTTCTGAATTTTACCATCTCCATATAGCTGCCCAGAGGATATTTGAGGAACTTTTCCTATTTCCATGGCACCAACTACAAGCTCAGGTGTACTAGGAGTTATAGTTCCTTCAGGAGATTCTGTTATCTCTGCTAAATGAACATTTTTGACATTTATTTTAACTTCAGGCATTACCTAATACCTCCTCTTCAACATAATTAAATCTTAAAACTTTATGATAGTACTTAACATTACTAAAACTATCATCATTATCACCACTATAAGCTAATCTAAAATTATTAGCTTTCAATAGATCCTTTACCTGTTTAACCACTTCTGTATAATCTACAGTAGAAAATATGTCTACTTGTAAGACTCCGCCAAATTCTTTTCCTTCACCATCTCCATATAAATTGTCACTTTCATTAAAAAAGTGATAGCTAATTCCTATTTTAGAGCTACCACTTATGTTTGGTCTTGAAATATATTGGACTGGTACATTTAAGGGTTTTAATATATCAGCTACTTTTTGTATCACTTTATCACCTCTACTTCATAACTTCATCCCAAATCTTATCTATTTCCCTGTCAAATTTTGCTATGGCATTATCCATAAAATGAGTAGGGGTTGAATGGAGGTTCCCATCATTCACCAGATGCCATAATGTACCTGTCATTTTGCCACCTCTTACACTTACATACTTCTCTCCCCATTTGTTCGTCTTTATAGTCCTTTTTACATCATCAGCCATAGCAGGTCTACCCTTATAACGTACTGCTAGAGGTCGTCTATGCTTGTTTAACTCTGCTACAACAAATTCTCTTAGTATATCTCCTGATTTTCTTAACATTTCTTCTCTTGCCATTTCTGCCTCTTTTTGTATTTGAGTTAAATACATTTGTAGTCCTTGATCATCTTCAAAAGTTACATTAAAACCCATATCAATCACCTACATATCATGTTTGACCTCATATGCCTTTATCGCTAAATACATTCTGCTATTATCCAAAGGCAATATTCCCTCTATTTCAAAGCATCTATTATCAAGTTTAATCCTCATTTTCTCATCCAGATCAGTTCTATATCTAATAATAAATTCTACATCTGTTCTTACATTAGCTGCTCTAGCTGCATATAAATTTCTTCCTCTTAACCATCTGCTTTCTGCCCATATACTAATATAGTCCTCATACTCATCTAAGGCCTGAAATGGCCCTTCTGAATCGACTTTCTTTTGAAAGGTAATATAGGTATCAAATACCCTTTGTGCATCTTTTAAGGCTAATCGTCTATCCTTCATCTTCTACCACTTCCTCAGTTACTTTTACTGCCTCCATTAGTTGCAATCTTACTATTTGCCTTTGAAAGTTTTCTTCAAAGTACTCAACAGCATTGTTGTAATAATACCTACAATAATCTAATAAGAGGGACTTTGCCAGCCCCTCTTTTTCAAAATCTAGGTCTGTTACTGTTAGATCTTTTAAATATTCTTGTCCTCTATTGATTATGTTTTGCAAATAAGCATCTTCATTATCCCATGTAATTTTAAGATAATCTTTTAATTCTTGTAAAAGGGACATATTATCCCTCCCTTAACTTTTCAATCATCTCAGCCTTAGTCATTCTCATGTTTAATTCAATTCCTACATCTTGTCCATGTTCGACTAACTGGGTCTTGGTCATACCCTCTAAGTCTAACCCAGTCGTTTCAACTGACTTAGAGGACATTATTCCCCCGCCTCTTGGATCACCTTTACCTTTTGGATTAAAGGTTGTAGATCTGTAATGTCCAATACAATGAAGTCGTTGTTATCTTTAGGCTGTCCATGACCCAAGAATCTAATCTTATAGGCCCTGTAATCTTCCAGGAACTTGTAGTCATCAGAATACTCAATCTTCCCATCCTTAACCAAGCCCATACCCATAAAATACTTATCTGCCATTCCTATTACTGCTTTTCCTTCTGGTATCTCTGTAGATTGAATTATTCTAGTTGGATATGGTAGTACATCATTAGCATATGTTCCGTCTGGCCTTCTTATTGTAGTAGCTGGCATTATCTTTCTAAAGTAATCAACTGGATTTACTACCATGATTAAATTCCTAACTACTCTAGTAAATCCTTTTTCATTTTTTGCAAGGTCAGCTAATATATCTCCATAGGTAGCAGGCTCTAAATCAGTTACTTTGATAGCAGTTTTTTCTGGATATTCTCCATCTACTACTGCTCCTTGTAAATCTCTAATCATACCTATAGGCATGTTCTTGCCTGTCCCTTTTATAATCCCATACTCTAAACCAAACGCTAGAGCCTCATACATAACTTCTCTTACATATCTATCTAACCATTCTGGTCCTAAATCTAACATGTCTTGAGATACTAACATATAAGCAGATAGCTTGTTTTGTCCTAATTGAATATCTTTGAATCCACTTTCTAGCTCCTTGGTGATTTCAGAGTTCAAAGGGCCCCAATGTGCTAATTGCCTTGTATTGGTATTAAGTAAGAATCTTACCAATCCTGTAACATTTTTAAAATCAATTACACTTAATAGCTCATGTTCTGCTTTTAAATCTTCAAATACTTCATTGATTACAGTTTCAGGCATAACTACATCTAAATTGTTTACACTATTAGGAGCTTCTTGCATTGCTTTAATGACTTTTTGATAAAATTCTCTTTCTTTAGAAGTTAGCTGCCTAACTCCTCTAGTAACAAGTATGTTGCTATCTTGTATTGCTACAATTCCCTTTGCTTCTCTTAATACTGTTTGCTCAATACTAGCCATATAATCTGTAAAAGCCTTACTAAACTCTTCTGTATTACCTTCTTCTAGCGCTTGTTTTATTTTGCCCCTATATTCTTCTTTAGTTTTATCTTGCATGTCTGGATTATCTACACCAGCAAAAAGTTGTAAATTCATTTTTCTTTTATTCATTATTTATCCTCCTCCTTATTTTTTAGCATTAAAAAAAGCCTTCATCATTTCTAAAGGCTTATTTATAGGTTCTTTATTTTTTTCTGTAAAATCTTTCTGATTAATCAATTTTTGTTCTAATTTTTTAATTTCTGTTTGAATGATTGTCTCTAGCTCTTCCTTATCAATGTTTACATTTACTGCAGCTACTTTTTCAGACCCTTTTGTGATTTTCTGCATTAAAGATTTTCTAATGCTTTGAGTTGCTACCTCTTTTTCTTCAGCTTCAACTAATTTTGTAGCAAATCCCATTTCTAAAGCTTCTTGCCCATTGATCCATGCCTCATCATCCATCATCTCTTTTAGTTCTTCTTCTGTAATATTTACAATATTCATATAAGCATTAATGCTTGCTTGAGTGATTTTTTCTAAATCATCTGCTTGTTTTCTCAATTCTTCAGCGTTTCCACTTGCCCAGGTCCATGCATTGTGTATCATAAGTAATGATGTATCACTCATAATTCTTTCATCTCCTGCTGCAAATATAACACTTGCTATACTGCAAGCAAAACCATCTACATAAGTTGTGACTTTAGCTTTGTGTCTTTTTAGTGCATTATATATCGCTAATCCTTCCGCCACTTCTCCGCCATAGGAATTTATATAAACATTTATGTGCTCAATGCTTTCGTCTAGCTCTTGTAATTCCTTTGATAGAGTGTAGCTTGATACATCACTTTCTAGCCATGGCCAAGAGGTTATATCTCCATAAATATAAATATCTGCTGTTTTATTTTCTGTGTCCTGATAGAGAGAGTAATATCTTTTCCTCATCTAATCACCTCCCTTTCATATAATCTCCTACTCTATAAATTAGTTTTATTTCATAAACATCTTTTGCTATCTTACCTACTTTGAAAATATGTTCATCTCTGTTTACTTGTTTAATTCTTTTGACCTCATCTATTCCTTTGACAATTAATGTTCTTATAGTTGTATCACTTATTATCATGTTCCCATCATTGCCATTGTTAATCCTGTCCCCCTCCATCGTCGCCACCTCCTTGATAGTTGCTGATACTTCCTTCTTCTAAAACCTTATCTAATAACTAACAAAAGCATCCTATTATAGGATGCTTAATTGTTGCACGTTTTCACTTGTATGGTCTAGGTATTCTAATATCCTTTCTTCTTTTTCTTCGCTGTAAAATTCTTGCTTTGGGTACCATTCGAAAAAGTCAGCATCACCTTTGCT